GGCGATGCTCTGTAACTCGCGCGATATGTCACACGCCAGAAACTCTTTGTCCATTTTGGACATAGAGGAGATCTCCCCTTCTTTACAAGTTAATACTCTGTAAAGGTTCGGGTACTTCTCTCTGGAGAGTGGTTTTCGGATTTTCTTCGATTTGCTCATTTCTCTTACCTCCTAGTACTAAGTTATTAGGTCGTAAATGTGAAATCTGCCTTTCGATAATTCGAATGCAGACGGGCCGCAACTAAGGGATAGCCGATCCTCAGGATCTGAAAGCTTCTCCCGCATCGTCACATCATAAGCCTCGAGAAGACGACAATATTCAATATCGTCTTCTGCACGTTCCTGTACGCTATCTAAAGAATCACAGATAGCGTATAAGGTCTGTGTTGACCGATCCCAAACAGTATTGAAATCATCTACTGTTAAGGGCTTATAGGTCCGAATCCCTATTCTACCAGAAGTAGAATATACGGGCGCAGAGAATAAAATCTCTGTGAGGCTAATCACGCCTTCATAGAGGCGATAATAGCCTCTATCCAGGCTGGTATTAGCTAGCCTATAGTGTGACTGAAGTTGCTGACAACCGATTGTATACAGGTCTTTCCTTCTGTCCTCCGCTCTCGCGGTCTTCATTAGGATCGACTTTGTATCCCTAGTGAGATCTCGATTACGTCGAAGACAAGACTCCAGATAATGGAGTCGTCTCTTCCGTGATCGACAATAATTGAAGTAGGCATATTGACCAGAAACTCGGTCAATGATATTCCATTGCCTACTCAATCTCATAGGGTCCACGTCATACCCCCAGAGGCATTCAGAGCCACAAGACTCTGTAAATCCACCGTTACCGTTGAAAGACTTCTCAACGTTAACCTGGAAATGCATGAGTTGAAGGAACTTAATGATCTCTTCGTAGTATTTCGATGGAACAACCAGGTCATCCCCATAGACTACAAAAAGTAGCCTACTTTTGTGACGCCGCAGTACCGCAGCAACACATGCACTAAAGACTATGCACTCAATTGGGAAACAGTCTCCTGCCCCCATTGGTGCAAACTTCTCTAGTGTGATGATCTTGCCGGAAATCTCAACTTGCTCCGTTCGGCACCATAATAGTGCACGTAAGAGCCTCTGTTGGTTGACAAAAAGCTTTTTAACAAGCGTCAACGTCACAGAGTCCGAAGCGTTAGACATGTCGATCGTGCTAAAAATGCCCGATTTCGACCCTTCTTTCGCTAGAGCCTGGTTACGCGTCTGGTCATGAAGAGAAATCCTCATTTCCGGATGTCGCTGGAAGTGTAAATCCAGCATCTGCCCAATTCTTCCTTGGAAGAACTGGTGTAACGTTGGCTCTTTAGACACGACTCTTTTCTTGTTCACGCCTTTAGGGACAAATTGTATCTGTCCAATATAAGGTTGTGAACTCGTGTCTATGCCCTTCTTAGATTTATAGTGCTTATAATATGCTTTACCAAACATATTATTCCACATGTTCTTAGAAGGGATGTACCTAGTATACCGACATAGATGATACATCTTATCGGATGGGTACATATAGTTGAGTTTCTTTGCGGTACCTACGCTCCGTGCAACCTCCGCGGTTGCGCCATAACTGTGATTGTTATGCAACTCGATAACATAATCAAGATGATTAGCATCGAAATCACGAAACCAATCGTCGATGACGGCGCGAACTTCTTCGATTGCACCCGGGTCATACTCTAACTGTTTGAGAGATTCTTCGAAGGATAGATAATCTTCGATATTCTCTTCAATGATCCATTCTACATCGTCTAAAGTTAGACGAAGGAGAAATTGGATCGCAGTATTTACGTCACGGAATACTTCATGTGACGCAGAGAGGATGAAACACGCAATAAGAGCTGTTATTAGCTCGTACGTGTGTCCTAACCCGACTCCGTCCTGCTTGAGTTTAGGTCTAACTCTTTTGAGAGCGACTTTCCAACTCGAACATCCCGTCTGATTAGGGGATGCGCGCAGGACCGCGAGCGCCGACTTGAGAAAGGTAGTTAAACTGCCTATATCATGTCGACAGAGACTTTGATGGGATACGCAATAGAGCGCACCTTTCAAAGATCTCGAAGCGCTGGCATAAGTCTTCGTCGTAACGTTTTCACTAACCTTAAGTGAGTGAAGAACACGGTTCACCACGTCAATAAGAAGTAGTCTGTATAAGCACATCGCTATATAGACTCTCTTACTGTCCTCATAACTGAGGAGATGACCGTCGACTCGGACCGTGCCCCAGCTCAAGACGGAGTCTTGAAGCTGGAGTATTCGTTTGAAACGGATACTTTGGTGAGTCATGCAGCCTCCTCCTATACGTTAGGGAAGGCACCGCGCATAAGTTTGCGCAGGTTTGATGTCATATCGTAGGAACCGCCGGAAGGCGAGTTCGGACGAAAGACAGCATTCATGAGCTCCTGAGCTACATAGACCAGATCCTCTTCGTTCACGGAATTAACCGGGAACTTAAAGGTCATACCTACCTCGATCGGCATATGAAATGAATTGCCGGAGAGGTCAGACTGGACACCCGTGTGACGGACCTTGACAAGGAGGGATTTTCCCGCCTTGACAGGATTCCAGAACACAGGGTCTATTCCAGTGCCAGTATAGACGTTTTTAACGTCCGAAATGGCGTAACGTATGGTGTAATTTCCACCATCCGTCTGTGCTATGTTAGTTAAGGTGCGCTCAGAATCATCAATTTTGAGTGTCGCAAAATTATCTTCTATTGCGACATCCTTATTGGTGATAGCCTCACCATATGTCTCACTAGGAGAATAAGTAAGTTTTGAAGCCATAAGGCCTCCTTTCTGGACGAAAGTCCTGAGGTGTGCAGTTTCGGCTAGATCTTGCCTACTCCCGCTGGTTAGTAGTTACTACCTTAGCTTTTGTACTAACAAAGCTAAGGACTCTCCTAAGTGCTTGATAAGCACACTAAGAGAGGGCGAAGCGTCATCATCGGAAGCCTGAATTGGTATGGGAATACTGCGCGATATAGCTCGTGAATACACGATCTCTGTCGCCGTACCCCACCAACCTATGGCACCGGAGGGGTCTTCGTATCGTTTAAGAATACGATAGGCACGAGTGGAATCCATAGATCCAATTACTTTGTAACTGGTCTGGATATGAAACAGGTTATCGATAACGGTAAGAGTATCACCGATGTCGATAAACCAGTCCACTATAAATGAATAAGGTACCATATCCCATGCGTTCTCTAAGGAAGGAGTAATATCTAGCCGTTTCAAAAATTCGGCCATATATTGCTTCTCTTCCACAAGATTGTCATAAAGGATATGTAACCTACGATGAACTGTGAAGTCCTTAAAGGCTGTCACAGTGCTCGCCTGACACTTAGCTATTCCTAGATCCCTGCCTAGTTTTTCTAGGTATCGAATATAGGATTTAGTGTCATTAATCATTAACCGAGTACCGTAATGCTCTCCTAGCCATAGTGAAGCTGCAGATTTTACTGCAGAATTCACTTGGTGTACGGAGTGCCCGGATCGGAAAAGCTTCTTCGCAAGGTTTGAAAGATTCTCACCTTGTGACTTAAAGGAGCTTGCTAAATTAAGCAAGTCTTTAATGTACGCCATACCGTTGTTATCAGCGATATTGATTCGCTGTAACGCACGATAGGCTAAGAAGCATGGCGAGTAACACGTTCGTATCGTCGATGCGAACTCATCGTTGCACATGGATCGTCTCACATTTTGTAAGACGTCCTCTTCCCCCAATTCGCTTTTAGGAGCTCTCATAAGTTGGTCGGTGTTGTGGATACCATTGTAGTACCCAAACACTCCCCAACCCTTGGATGCATCCTTATCAGGGCGAACCGTTATCGTTTCCGAGAACGGCGGGGGTTTCCAAGCTTCAGAGATGGCTGCCAAGTAATCACGGCAGCGTGTGGAATAGTGTATACAGTCATCTTGGCTGTACTCGAGGAAGAAATGTTCAAGTTCGGCACTAGGCCCATTACGGGTATAGTACTCGACCTGAATAACTCCCACGTTGGCGACGTGCCTATCGGGATACCTCAGCTTATGCTGGGGAGCATCTCCTAAGCAACGTGCTACACCGGAATATTTTCCGTATAGGTCAGAAGAACTACTAAACGACCTATACTGGCTACGGAGAGAAGTTAAAAACTCATCGTAGTCCCACACAGGCAGGTTAGCGAGGAGGGTTACTTCATCACGTGTATCGGCGGGTCGGGCGACGCGGCACAAAGCCGCACCCCAGTACCCATCTATCCGATACTGTGTTCTGTAATCCATACCAAAGTATGAAGTAAGTATGTCAACAAATGTTGACTCAGCCCGAATAATTTCGGTTCGGATATAGCATGAATAGGTTTTCCCTGTCCATGTTGTATATCCGTCGCTGGACTCACTATAGCTTCGGCCTCTCTCAGCTGGAAGTAAATATATCCTAGCTGGGTTAAAACCTGTCTCTTCGATCAGATCAGATTTGTAGTTTTGCAGTGAACCTTCCACTTTATGGTGGAAGACTGCATTATAATCATGACGGTGATACTTGAGTTTATGCTCAGTACTCCCGGTCATGATCTCTACTTCAGGACTAGCAGTAACTAACCTGCTTATCCTCTGATCATGCTCCTTGTGAGTATCCTCAGACCGCGTTGTAAATAACACGGGATACACATCGGACGGATAACTATAACCGTTCCAAGTGCCACCACCACGAACGTGGCGAGGACACAGTTGTGTTCTACTGAGGACCATGAAAGAAGTATCGTCTCTAGTTTGGATGCGCATATTCATCCTCCTTCCTATGATGATAGTGTCC